AGAGGGAGAACATGATAGACCCTGTTACAGCGCTCGCAACCGCTACGAGTGCATTTTCAATGATTAAAAAAGGATTTGAGGTCGGGCGTGACGTTGAATCTATGGGCAAAGACCTTGGACGCTGGATGGGTGCAATGTCTGACTTGAAAAAGGCAGATGAGTACGCTAGGAAACCACCTCTGTTTAAAAAGATATTTGCAGCTGGTTCAGTTGAAGAAGAGGCCATGGCTGCCTTCATAGCGAAAAAGAAGGCAGAGGATATGCGTGAACAATTACGACAAATGATTTCTATGACTAGAGGGCCCTCTGCATGGCAAGAACTTATCAAAATGGAAGCAGACATTCGTGTTAAACGTCAGAAGGCAATTTATGCACAAAAAGAAAGACAACGGTTCTGGATAGAAGCGGCGCTTGCCACTGTCCTAGCAAGTGCTGCACTTGTATTACTTGTTTGGTTCGGGTGGTTTATAGTTCAATATAAAGGTTGGTAATGCTTTTTTTACTTGCAATAGTTATATCTGGTGGGTTAATCGCAATAGGATGGGTTATCTACATAGAAGATTTTGTTATGAAACGTGAGTTTCATATGCCTGAGACAGACACCGAAAGAAAAGTTGTCGATATAAAAGAAAGAATTAAAGTTGCAGAGTGGAGACTAAAGAAGTTAGTTGGTGAACAATGATACACGCTTTCATGTTGATTGTACTCATAGGAGATGTACAACAACCACAACCCATGTATTTTAGAAGTATTGATGTCTGTCAGTACTACGCAAAACGATTACCCAGACAATATGGAAACTATTCACACAATTACCTAGTTCCCAAAGAACATAGGGTTACTGCATATTGTAAGGTTGTCAAGACGCAAGACGGGCCTCACATCTACGACCACTGATTACATCATAGCGGGAACTGTTCCTGCTGGTGGTGCGGTATCTTTAATTGGTGTTGTGGTGACTGTTGATTGTGAGTTGTTAGTAGAGTTATCATTTGTCTGAATGTTCTGAACGACTGTACCACCACCTTGTGCTTTGAGTTCTTCTAGTTGTTTCTGAAGTTCTGCAATTTCTTCTGCATCTTCTTCTCTACCTTTACCTTCTCTACCGAAGTAAACATTCTCACCAGATTCAGAACGTGCAATTCTATCTTGTGCCTCTGCAATCTTTGCTTCAATGTCAGAGGACGTTTCATCAATTATACCAAGTGCCTTGAGAACTGATTTTGCAGGGCCGGGCAGTGAATCTACAATTGCACCAATATCAATATTAAGAAGACCCTTAAAGAAATCAATGATGTCATTGAATACACCCTTAACAAATTCTGCAAGGTCAAAGTCTGGTAATTCAAACCCAGCAAAACTAAAGATGTCTTGTATCAATCCATAAATCATATTGAATGGTGCAGTGATGATATCAATCAATCCTTCAAAGATTGCCAACACTCTTGTACCAAGACCAGCGAATAGACCACCGAAATCTGTCTCTCCACCAAAGATACCTACTATCATTTCCTTAATCAATTTAAATGGGAACATTATTATATCTACGGCACTTCTGAATATCTCATACGCACCCATGATTGCCGTGTTGACGTTTGTTGTGAGTGCCGTTGCAAATTTATCAAGACCAAGTGCTTCAAGTATCCATGCAATACCACCAGTGACTAATCGAATCAATCCACCAACCAATCCATCAATTGCTGCAATGATACCCTCTGTGATACCCCCAATAAGACCATCCGATTTATACCCCACCATAAAACCTTTTACAAAATCAATGACAGTCATAAGGACGGTGATAGGTAAAAATATCTTACCAAGGACTGTACCAATTTTTCTAGCAAAGTCTAGGATGGGGGCAAACGCTTTCATAAAGACTTCTGAACCAGCAAGACCAGTTCTAACTGTATTAAAAATTCTACGCACATTGTTACCAAAATTCTTAACACTTTCAACTATCTTAATTATAGGTCTTGTTGCTCTACCAAATGTTTTTTGTAGGTCTTCAAAGAGAGCAAATTGTTTGAAACCTTTCATATCACCTATTTTAAATAAATTTCTTACAGTATCAAGAAACGAATCAATAACTCTTCCCAATCTACTAGCTTTAAATTTGTCACCTAGACTAGTAAAAAATGTTCTTATCGGCGCAAATGCTCTTGACAATCCACCTTTCATTAACGAATCTAAGACTTTGACTTCTGCCATTAATTGTGAGAAAAACGCTGTAAGTGCAACAAATGGTGCTGCTACAAGACCAGCAAGAACACCCAATCCTAACAAACCTTTATCCTTCAGATTAGCTAGACCATTGATAATACCATCTTTCATTTGGATGATACCATCACGGATATCTTCCATGAGAGTCATGTTTGCAGTTTTGTCTCTCTCATTTTGGTTATCAATCGCTTCTTGTTTACTCTTACCCTTGTCATCCTCTGCAGCTTGTTGTTTGTCAAAGTTGAATGCATTTTTGATTGGGGTTGCAATCCCACTGAAAAGTTTTTTGGTAACAGCAAACCCAGGCAACGCTTCGACACCAGCTTTCATCTGGTTAAGAGGTGCAGTAATTTGGTCTGCAAAGGGTTTGAACTGGTCTTTCAGTTCGTCCTTTATAGTAACTGCTGTATTCTTATTTGCCTCTTTGATTGCGTTGATTACGCCTTGGTTCTCTGCCATGTTTTACTTCCTATTTTTTTGATGAGATTGCCTCTTTACCATAGAACGCTGCAACTATCGCTGCAACAGATACAAAGTAAACTGCAGCCATGTCACCTAAGATTTTCCCTGCTTGGTCTAAACCCAACCACACTGCAATTACGACAGCAAATGGATACAGTAACATACCAGACAATGCAAACCATGCCATATTTCGTTGTGCATCTTGTTTTTTATCCTCGTTTTCCATGTCGCTGCGTTTATCAGCGAGCTCAATCATTCGCTCTTCTCTCATCATTTCCTCATCACTAACGACTCCATCGCCATCTGTATCTAAATGTGCATACTTGGAATCTATTTCTAATTTCTTAGCAGCCATTCTGCTCTCTCCCTTTATTGAACTATTTATCTATTTTTTTGTCGTTCACGCTCCATACGTTCTTTTTGTTCTTTGACGTAGTTCGATAACATTGTTGCGTATATCTCCCTTTCCCATGGCATCATATTGTCTAGTTCCGTAAGACTGTAATTATAATGTGTCATCATATTAAAGTTAATCTGAAAATACGCTTTCAGACTATCATGCGAAAGGCCTAACCTAAAAAACTTTGCATTCCTTCAAGCGTCACTTCATTCTCAACACCAGTATTTGGGTTGGTAAATTTTACAGTGTGTTTTAGTTTAGGCATGGTTGTAAAGAAATCAGTCACTTTCTGGAACTGGTCAGTTGTCATCTGTTCAACAAAATCTGTCAAGTCCTTCTTACTCATGTCTTCATACACCTCATTATCATCAAAGATGTTTTCTAAACAATCATTGATAATACCAAAGGTGCCTTCCATACTTTCCATTTTAGTTAAATCATAACTTAGAATTTGTTTCATGGTAGGGTATTTCATAGTCATACCAATCTTATCAGTAACCATGATGACATTTGTATGTCCTTCTGTTTTGACAACTTTAATATCGTCAAGATTAATAGTTACTGGTACTTTGGTTGTACCATCATCTGTACAAGTAACAGTGACTTCTACAGTTTCACCAACAGATTTTTGTCTAATCTGTAGGAACATATATTCAATATCATATGTTGGTAGGGTATCAACTTTGTCATCAATTTTACCGAAAGTACAATTCTTAATGATGTCAATGACTGCTTTGGATTGTGAAGACGTATCGTTACTCTCCATAGCCATCATCAAGATTTTTTGTTCTTTTACCAAGAACGGTCTGTATTCGATTTTTTCCCCTGTCGATGGAAGTTCCATCTCATAGTTGGGGTTATTCAACACGGGCAATGCCATAATATTCTCCTATATTAATGATTAAAATAATCGCCTCAAAACTGCTGGTATCTGAGATTGAACATTTCTGATAACAGCATTTTTCAATATATCTTGAAGTGTAGACTCAAGATTTGCCTTTTTTGGTTCAGTTGCAATATTTCTCCAATACCGATACTTGAACGAAACATTAACTTTATTTATTGTGTTGTTTGATGCATGACCAAGTGCAATTGCATCAACAGTTATTGGGAACGCCTCTTCCAGACGAACACCATAGGTTCTTTCACCCTGTTCATTTAGTGTGTAAATTTCTACTGCACCAACATACTCTTTATAGTAGTTGATGTTATATGTGTCTGGATTGTATGACACCTTCTGCCATTCCTCAAAGAAATATCTTTCTGCAAGGTCTGAACCAGCATAGAATGATGCAGCAACTTCTCCAAAGGTTTGACCTTGTACTATGTCATGGGGTGGGCCATAGATGTTACCATTCATTTGAGTACGAAGGTTACGACCAGGCAAGGAAATACTGTCACAACGAAATGAAATCCGTCTTGCAGTTTCACCATGCAACTGTGAAATCAAATTACCAGATTGTGCAGAGTCACCCGCTTCTGCGTTGTTTGTACCAGACGGTAAACCTATCACTACTTCATAACGATTTGCTTTTGAATATCCATCTCTGGATGCATTGTGTTGTAGGATTGCATTCAATCCACCGAATACTGCACCACCAAGGACATTACTAAAATTAAACTTTGCCATTAAATCATCTTCCTAGAATCTGACCATACTTCAGTCGCAGACGCCTTTTTAAACCGTTGTACTGGTAACATGATTGCAGTGAGGTTATCCTCATCTGGTATCTTGCGAAAAGCTGACTTTGTAAATCCATACAAATATCTTTTTAGACATGGACGAGTCAATCGGTTATTTTCAATTGCACTGACACTTAGATTATCACCACCAGCCGCATCAAGTAATCTTGCTCTCAACGCATATGGTAAATAGTGAAAGTTAAGACCAAGGAAACCATTACTATATCTCCTTAATGGTAATACTAACGGAAATGTGTCGTAGTATGGTAGTTTGTTTCTCAACTTTGGTGAGTATACAAACATATTCAATGAACCAAATGCAGGCGTTCTATTCAAATCCCCACTACGCAATAGTTCAGGCACACTAGGTGTACCTAATTCCTTAATACGATTACGATACCACTTAAATGGTTCGTTACCTGTCTTTATTTGACTTGATATCTTATCGAAATATGTCTCTGCCATACCACTATTTATATCATCAATTCAACTTCTGTGAGGATGATAAACTCCATATTTCTGTCCTTACACCACTCTTTTGCATTCATCCATTTTGCCTCATTGATTGCATATGTACGCACTTCATTAAGGTATTTCTTGGTTTTGCGTTTGGGTGTCTTGGGGGGTGTTGTTTGTGCTTTAGGTTTAACCTCTACAACCCACTTCTTGACCTTGTTCTCTTTAGTTCTGACCTTTACATAGAAGTCTGGAAAATAACGATGCACCTTACCGTCTAGTGGTGAACGGTACGGTATAAAGAACTCTTCAGAACCCCATTCTAGTATTCTATCGTTTGCATCACAATAGACCATAAACTTTCGTTCCCATAAACTACGATAAATAATGTTAGATGGGTCACCTTTGTACTTTTTGGGGTTAGATGGTATGTATCTTCCACGGTATGCCATGATATTACACCTAAATAAATAATATACAAGGATATTTATAACGATGCGAGGATTCCTAAACGAAATCAAGAATGTTGCAATCAATCGTGCAACGAACAGAATAAACAATGCTCTAGGTAGTCTTACCAGTGGTAGGAGTATTCCTAGAAACATGGGTGGTGTATTCCAAACCAATGCATACAATTCTCTAGCGAGAAACCCATTTGCTGGTGAGACAGTCATTTATCCAGAGGACTTGGGGTCAAATGACCAAGGACACTATGTGCAGTTCTACATCAATGAACAGTTAAATGCAAACATAAATTTTCAAGGTAAAAGTCCATCGTTTGCACCAAATGGTGCTCAGTTGCGTGGTGGTACGTCAACTGCATCAGTCAAACGCTCAGCAACAAAGAGACTTGCAAGTTCGATTTGTATGTATATGCCTGCAACGGTTAGTACATCGCAGAACTCAAAGTATGGTGAAGTAGAGATTGGTGGCGCAGTTGCAGCTGCACTTGCAGCATACAAAGGATTTCAAGATGGTACAGGGTTTTTTGGTACTATGGAATCTGTTTATGGAAGTGCAAAGGGTGTGATGGGTGAAAACCTAGCAGAAGCTGGTAAAAAAGCATTAGATATTGCAGCGCCTGGTGCAAAAGCAGCATATGATATTGCAAGAGGTAAGGTTACCAACAACCGTATGGAGATGGTGTTTGAGGGTGTTGATAGAAGGTCATTCAGTTTCAGTTTTAGAATGATGCCAAAGTCAGAAGCAGAGGCGATTGCAGTCGATAAGATTGTCAATATGTTTAGGTTCTACATGGCACCAAGTTTTGACACAAGTGGTGGTAAAACAACCACAACATCAAGAACATTTATTGTACCATCAACATTCGACATTGAATACTATTACAACCCAGGCAAACAGAATAAATTCTTGAACAGGATTTCAACTTGTGTTCTCGAATCATGTAACGTCACATATGGTGGAGAACGTACACAGTTCTTTAGACCAACCGCTGGTGGTGTACATGGTGATGGTGCTCCTCCTGTTGAGACTTCTATTGAGTTATCATTCAAAGAATTGGAAGTCATCACCAGAGAAAAAATTGCAGAGGGTTTCTAAATGTCTTATTTTTCTATGTTTCCAGAAGTCATATATGATTCAAAGGGTAATGACAATTACACTCTTTTTAAGAATATCTTTCGTAGAGTAAAACTTTCTAATTCTGCACAGAAGAACATCATGGAATTTGACTACTACGATGTACAGGATGGCGAAACCCCAGAAATGATTGCATTCAAATATTACGGTGACCCAGAGTTACATTGGGTTATTCTAGTCATCAATGATGTCACCGATTACTATTCAGACTGGCCTAAGTCTGTTCAGACATTTGAACAATATATAAAGGAAAAATACACAAATCCTGCTGGTATACATCACTATGAGATTGAACAAACCTCTGGTGACACCACAGAGATGATTGATGTTGGTATGAACACTACAGATTATCCAAGTGCATTCCCTGTATCAAACTATCAGTATGAAGAAAAAATACAAGACAAAATTAGACAGATTAGATTGATACAACCACAGTACATTGAGGATTTCGTAGAAGAGTTTGAGAAAAAACTTAAAGAAGGTGCATAATGGCAAAGAGTGACTTGCAATTCGCAGGCGAGTTTCTAGTAATAAAATGTGAGTTGATGACCACTAATGGTACAACTTACGATATTAGACAACTTGTGCAATCTATCAATATTTACGAAGATATTTTCTCAACTGCTGTTAGTGGTGATATCACAATCAAAGACACTAACAACATGGTATTCAACGGCCCGATTGTTGGTGAAGAAAAACTATTACTTAAAATTCAAACACCACAGAAAAGTCCAAACCAAGATACAATAATTGACTATACAGATACCCCATTATCTGTTTACAGACTCAACATGGTTACAGGTGAGGGTGAAAACGCACTGTTATATTCACTAAACTTCACAACACAGGAAGCGATGCGTAATCAGTCATCTAGAGTTTCACAGTCATACAAGGGTCAACCATCAGAGATTATCGAAAAGATTTTGCGTGACAAAAACTATCTAGATTCAACAAGACGATTGTTTGTCGAGGACACAGCAAACATGACAAAAGTGGTGTTTCCCAACATAAAACCATTTATTGCGATTAAACATCTTACAGAGATATCGAACTCAAAACAATACAATCAATCACCAGCATATCTGTTCTACGAAACAACAAGAGGATTTCACTTTAGAAGTATTGACGGTCTTGCAAGTCAAGAAACCAAGTGGGAATATGAAGAGAACATTC